ATCCAGATCCAAATGTTAATCCAGATGATGGTCTGGATGGTGAAACTGATTTATTGAATAAGGTTGATCCTATTCCCACTCCAGTAATACCACCGAATTGATTTAATATTCCAGTAACAGCAGCACCCACTAACGGAGCAACTCCTAGTCCACCTGTTGATCCTAGAGATACAATTTTACCACCTCTAGGTAATTGATTCTGATTTACATCACCATTTACAATTATCTGATTACCAGTAATTGCTGAAGTGACACCGGTAAATTCTATATTTTGAGCAGTAGTGCCAACTCCTACAAATTCATAATTATTATTTAAATTATTTTCTGTAGTTGGTTTTTGGAAAATTCCATTTATCAATACTAATGAGCTACCTGTTGTGATTCCTGTTGTATTTGCTCCACCAACTTTCATTCTAAATGTTGCACCAACACCTGTAAATGTAGTTGAAAGATCATCAAATATTTTGTTATTTGTGTAAGTTTTTCTTAGATAAGTTCTACCTTGAAAATCAGATCTTGGGAAATCTAATAATGATGCATTTTTTGAAAGATTGTTTGTTCCTTTAGGTGCATCTGTGAAAAATACTTCAGATCCGACTATATTGAATGAACCAGAGAAGACTCTACCTGTAACATTATTATTGTGACTTGATGATAATGTTCCTAATGAAGCTCTTTCAACCCCTAATATATTGAACGTTCCAATTCCCGTAACTGGCCCAGATGAAGTTGTTCCAAATCCTACCGAAGTGACTTTTACAAATTCATCTCCAAATTTAATATGATCCTGTAAATTGATATCTGCAGATGTGTTAACACAAATGTTTGTGGCAGTGGTTGAAATACTTCCACCTGAATTATTAACCAGAGTCGTTGTAACAGGAGAGAATGCCATTGGTGACTGAATTATACCATCTAACACTAAAACACTCTTTTCCATCCTCTTAGCCATTGTTAGGCGATGAGAATTTCCTGCACCTACATTTGTAAATGTTACTGGTGAACCTCCACTTGATGTTGCAAGTTGGAAAGTACTATTCGTTAATCTTTTAACAAATACTGTTGTCGGTAAATTTGATCCACCAGACATCTGAAGTGCAGTTGCACCAACACCAGCAAAAGTTGATTTAGGTGTATAAATTAATTCTTCATTATCTGAGAAGAAATGATTAGGTAATGTAAACACACCAGTAGATCTATTAAGTTTGGAAGAATCTTCTGGATCAAATCCTTTTTCATAAATTGGGATTCCATCACTCTTTAGAATAAAGTTTTTACGGTTAGCTCTTGTGCCATTTACAGCATTGTGTTGGAATGTCCTTAAACTTTCAATTATTCTACCATAACCTAAATCTGGTGGATCATTAAGAATATCTAAATCTCTGTATAATATCTCGGAAAAATGTTGAATATGATGTTTACCAGTTCCCGAATCGGGATGAAATTTTAGTACAAAATTTGTTGATGTGAGACTAGATGAGAAAGTACCAATTCCTGATGTCGATCCGATCGAAACAAAAGGATAATGAACTGTATGTGTATCTACACCATCATGAATAGCTAGGACTTGATGTATGGCATGAGTAACTCCTGCACCAACAGTTGTACCTATACCGACTTTCACTAAACTGCTTATTGCACTAAATTTATTAGAATCAATACCAACTACATTAGAAACAGATGAATTTTGAACTGAACTTATACCAGATTGCAGGATAATTGATCTCTCTGATCCATCTGGTTGTGCGTCATCTTTAAATCTGTAAGTTGTATTGCCACCTGTAGTTCCAAAACCCACTACTTTTGCTGAAACTCTTATGTTTGTATTACCAGCCCCAACAGATGATGAATTATCAAAATCTAATGTCAAAATGTTATTATGTATTCTTGATCTAAATGATCCTATAAAATTAGATGAAAAATTATTTTGAGAAGATGTGTCTGCATAGTATTCACTAAAATATGAGTTTGTTCCATCATGTGATGCGTAAACATCTACGTAATTTTTTTCATTATTAGATAAATCTTCTACCTGAACTGTTGCGTAGAAAGCTGATATAGAAGTTGTCGATCCTGAAGCTATGGGTTCTGCTGTAGTTCCTACACTTACCACTGTAGAAATACCAACTAAATCAACAATACCTATATTTTGAGTTCCACTTCTAATATTTTGATCATTAAATGAATTTTTAAATACTTTTATATCAATATCATCATTGTTTGGATCAGTTGGTGAAATTACTAAATTTTTACCACCATTTATATTTTGACCTAATATATTCACGATTGTAGATGCTGTTGACACCACACTATTTTTTTCAAATGTAAACAAATCTGTTGAATCTTCAAATACAACAATATCATCAACTTGTAATTCACCTGTTACTATATTTCTTGATTGAACTAAAAATCTTGCAAATGTCTCACCAAATGGAACTAAAATTTTACCTGTAAGATTAGCGTCACTATCAGAAAATTCAGAGCTAATATCATCTATCTTTAATACTCTATTTGTATTCACTTGTATGAATTTTGCAAGTTTTGTATTTCTTAATTGAACAAACTTGGACTTAGCACCATTATCAATGGTATCAATATCTTGTGCTAAGTCAAAACTGTGTATTGCATCAACTCTTTGTTCTGAAATTACGTCTGCTGAAACAACTGTGAAGTTTGAAACTCCAATTCCAACTGAAGAGGTTGATGTAATACCTGTGTCAGCAAAATTCTTTAATCCACTTGTGTGTAGAAGACGATTTACAGGATCTATTATTTGATCAAATGATTTGGGACTTTGAATTGTGTATGATAAATTTTGGAAATAATTATTATCTGATAAAACCATGAAGTCTTCACTTAGTCTTCCAATTTCATCTTTCCAACCTGTGTTTTGTCTCAATGAATAATCTATGACAAATCTACCTTTATTATTTTCTATACCATTGATGGTTGCAATAGTACCAGAATTTTGACCTCTTATTATATCACCAACTTTAATTTCATAATTACCTTCTAATTTAATAAATTCATCAGGACGATTATCAATTACAATAAGTTCTGTGGATACAAAAATATTATTAATTTTTATTGATATGTTCTCACCAGTTCTAAATTCTGAAGATTTTTGTGTGATATTAAATTTTGGATATTGTGAAAACTTAATAATTGATGCAAAGTTTTGGGAAAAATCAGCCACACCGGGATTTGTCGCAGTTTCAGGCAATTCAAATTTTAAAATTGCAGGATCTGTATTATTATATTCTACAACATTAAAAAACTTAAATCCATTATCTGCAGAGTTAAACCCATCACCGGTGGTTCCTATGCCTATATTTTCTACAAATATTTTCTCACCTACCACAAATTGAGGTGTTGCGAATCCATTTATAGGTGTTTTTAAGGTACATGTTACGATTCCACTATTACTACTTTGCACATTGGTTACACGATATCCATTTGTATTATTAATCGTTCTTAAAATTTGAAGTTTAGAAGTTAATCCTCTAGGTGATTCTAAAATATCAACAGAAGATACAGAGTTTGCAGATAATTTTAATTGTATGACCCCTTGATCTGCAGTTAATTTACCAGTATCGGGATCTACAATAACGAGATCAGGAACTGAAGAATAATGCACTCCTCCATCAGTAATTTCAATATCTACTATTGAATCAGAGTTAATTAGTGTTACAGTAGGTGATAATCTTGCATCTGGTCTCAATGTATTATCTGAGTGATAATCAAAACCGGGATCTGTGATCCTAACATTTTTTATTTTGTTAATAGTTTTTGATAAAGCTAATAAAGAACCACCAGTACCATTTGATGAAGTTACACTTGATATTCCGGGTATATTTTTATAACCATAGCCACCGGAAGTTAAATTTAACTTAGCAATACCACCAGTTGTGTTTTTAGATGAGGTTATGTATGAAATTGATGCATCTGATTCATTGATATATTGACCCTGCTCTGGAACATTATTAAGTGAAATATTAAACCCACCTTCAGTAGTACCAAATGCAACATATGATCCATTGTACTCACTATCTACATAACATATTTTAGAACCGTTCTTGATATCAGGATCAGATGTGCTGATAAAACCTGTTTTTTCAATGGTATAAAATAAATTTAAGGGATTATCATCATTATATCTTAAGGTGATAGTAGAGGTTGTACCAACTCCAATTACACCACTTCTTTCTACCGCAAAATTTGCAGTTGTTCCAGTTGAAACAAATTTATTTTTGTAATCAGGATCATGGTAGAAATTAAAATTATATCCTACTAAAGATGGATCTGAAACGTAGAATAGTAAATTATCATTCCTTACAACTTCAAGTTCAGGATTAATTAATGATATTTCTTGAATACCACCAGTATTGTTTGTAATTTCTACGATATTTGGAGGCTCATTTATTACATCATATCTTGTCTCTGCTAAGTTAAAATTACTATCATCAATTCTGTAAACAAAATATGATCTTTGTGAAGTTAAACCAGTGGCAGGAGATCCATTGTAAAATATTTTTTGACCAGTTTTAAATCCATGATTTATAATATTAATCGTATCCTTATTCACAGATGAATTTGTAAATGATATTGGATTAATAAGTAATTTATCATTTTGAGCATTGTATTTTACAACAACACTAGTTGAAGCTGCTCCAACACCTTTTGTTTGATTTGAAATTAATTTTAAATCAACACTATCATTATTTTGAAGATTATGAAGAGTAGATCCTGAAGATACTGTAGAAATACCAACGTTTACTGTTATTCTTTCTACTTTACCTTTTACCTGTTCAAAATTAGATTCAATTGAGTATTCAAAATTATCAAAACCATTACCGTTAACAAAAAACACGGAAGGAGCATTTTTAGTTAATGCTAATCCTATTAAATCATCTGAGAATCTTCTTACAAACACTGTTTGAGAGTCTCCTGATGATGGTAAAGAAGAAGTGGCACCATCCATAAATCTACCATTGATGGTGGTTACTCCTACGGTAAAGCTATTGCTCCCCGATGGTTTTCTTAAAATTACTTCTTGATTGTCTTTGAAGGGATGATTGGGTAAAAATATACTTCTTATAGGTATTGAAATTACCTCAGATAATTCTCCGATAGTATATGATTTTCCAATCGATACAGCGGTATTTGTAGTTGTGCCAACACCAACTGCTTCAGCTGGATTGAAAAATACAATATCATTTCGTTTAGATTTAAATTCACCGACATTGGTTGGTGGTAAATTAAAAGACTGTGGGATTTGCTGAACCAATCCACCTAAAACGTGACTTGCTGTATTCGCAGATCCAACTATTCCCCTTTTAACTCTTAAAATACTTCTATCTCTGTATGTGTTTAACACAAAAAGTTTTTCTGTACCAATTCCTATGCTACTTCCAGCAGAGACTGAATTTGGTATAGTTGCAAGGTAAATATCAGTAACAATACCAGCAGTAGTATTAGCTGGCAACTCTTTATATAAAACAGTTGTTGCAGTGGGTACTTCTACCTTATGTGATTTTGTTAGATTAGGAATGCTAGTTGTAAGACCAGAAACTGAAACACTATCACTTGAATTTAGTAAATGACTAGTTGATATGAATCCGGAAATGGTTCCGTTTGAAGATCTTTCAAAAACAACATCATTATAAGTCGTAACACCAACTGTAACATTATCAATTAATTTACCAGTAACTTTTGATACTCTTGCTGCAGCTCCACCACCAGAGGTGCCTGTATTATCAAAATTTACACTATCAGAAACTTTGTAATTATCCCCTTCAGATACGATTAAGAAGTCATCAATTTGACCCTTAGTCACAGATTCAATAATTGAAGTTTGTTGTTTAATTTCATATGATTCAACAACAAAATTATAATCAGCGTTAGCATCATTAAGTTTATATGGTAAAGTGTTTCTAGTTAAATTTGAGTTATTAAAATCAAAAGTATTTTGTGTTAATAAGAAATTTTCATTAATTGGATCTGATCGATAAGTATTTCCAATAAAGTATGGAAATACTGGAGAACCAGAGATTGTAGAAATACCTGCAAAATAAGCATATGTTCCATTTGGAAAATCTGGTGTTTTGCAAAATCTACCATTATTTTCATCAAGATCTCCAGAATTATCAAATTGATAATCTTCTACAAAAAATCCCGATGCGAATGAAGATGTTGGTGGTCTATTTTGTACTTTAGATGAATTTAAAGTATATCCACTGTTTAAAACTCTAGATATTGAACTACTATTGTTTTTTTCCTCAAATCCATATGGGCCGTATATTGGATTTCCATCATATGCCCATCCAATGATTGGAGAATGTTGTTGTGGAGAAGTAACAGTATCACCAAAGGCAGTTTGTACTTTACCTGAGTATCCAACTACAGAGTATTGTAAATTTGTTTTTGATTCTCTAAGTAATATTTCATCACCAAATCTGACTAAATTATTGACAGTTAAATCTCTTACAGAAGAATCTATAATAAAATTAGATCCATTTGGTACAACTTTAATTTTTGGTGATTCAGTATATCCTATGCCCGGATTAATAATTTTTACCTCACTTACCTTACCGTCACTGACAACTGCTCTTAGTTTTCCACCTATCCCGGTTCCAATACCAACTAGTTCTAAATCAGGTGCAGATGTATATTGCTCTCCTCCGAATCTGACATCACATGAAACTATTTTTCCATTCAAAGTTACAGCTTTTACTTCTGCTCCGACACCATTTAAAACTTTTATATTAGGTTTCTTTTCAAAATTCAATATTTCCGATCCATAATTAGATCCCTCTTCATAAAGATATGCATCCACTAATTGACCTCTAATTTTAGGTGTTAAAACTAAAGATTCAGTTCTACCTGCTGAGACTGGTGAATATACCGTATTAGCATTTACTACAATTGGCTCAAAGAAAAATTCATGATTACTAGAGGTGTTTCCTTGTGATATTCTAGCAACGTTACGTCTTAAAAAATTACTATTAGGATCAGTAGCACCGATTCCAACATCTATCAATTGGAATTTATTATCATCTAATTTCAATACTCGATACCTTGTTGTAACACCAAGTCCTACTGGAGAATGACTTGCATTTCCACTTGATGGTGCGTATTGAATTAAATCACCAGTATTAAAACCATGATTGTTAAAGTTTACTGAATTATCAACCGTGGCAATACCAACAGGTTTTACGATTAATTTTCTATTAGTATAGTTTGAACCTTTATTTAATACTTTAATAGATTTTAAATGATTTTTTAAATTTAATAGTTCAAATCTGTGAGTACCTGATTTATTTTCCGCAGTAAATCCAATTGTATTAATTCCTGCTCTATAATCCTCCTCTCTACCATATAATTTTACTGAACTAACTCCAACAACCTCTGGATAGTAAACAGACCCATTGATGAGTGTTTTGTTTTGATTTGTATTTGATCCGAGAAATGTTCCAATACCTACAGAAGTATGGCCATTGTTGAAATAAACCAATGGCTCTCCATTTTGTAAATTATGTGCTTTTTTAAATTCAATTAAATCATTAATATGATCAACACCTCCTCGAACATTTTTTAATCTACCATCAAAAACTATTTCTCTTTTTCTTTTTGTAACAATTGGTTTTAAAATAGCACCAGAACCATTTCCACCAGATATTGTTATTGATAAAACTTTTTCAACATCAAAATTTTGTTGATCTACTAATATTTCCTCAAGAGAACCAGAAACTACAGGTTGAACAAGTGCGGTAGTCCCTGTCCCTGCAGATGGGACTTGAATAGTGGGTGGATTTACTACATCAAAATTTTCACCTCTATTTAAAATATCAATTTTGGAAAGTGGCCCGTAATAAATTTTATCAAGTGATTTATAGTTAGCAATTTCAACACCATTTATTAAGATTCCGGTAGTTCCTTCCTCTGTTACTGTTGAGTTTCCGAATTCTATATTTGGTTTGGCAGGAAATTTTCTTAATATTTTTTGTACACCTATCTCTTCATTTTTATGTCTTAATAACACAAATTTATGGGAACCAGTAGATCCTATCCCTGTTGTTGTAAATTCTTTATAAGGTGGTCTTTTAGGATTTACATTTGTAACTGTAATAAAAGATCTTGATGGATATAACCTTAGTATTTTATTGTCGCCACTAGAATCTGGTAAAACTTCAGCATAATAAACTCCACCAGTTGTGTCTAAACCAACAATAGGATCATTTTCCGGAATATATGCCAACGCATCTCCAGTAATAAATTCTAAAATATTAGGAAACTGAAGTTTTGAGTATAATCCAGTAACAGGATTCTTTTCCAATAATTGTGCTGTTCCAATCCCAGCCAAATCAATTTGAGGATTTGTTAATGATGCCTTATCAACAGTTTTTTCAATTAGATATGAGGGCATTGATGATGATGCTACATAATAATTCTCATCGTTTTCATTGTAAGTATTTTGTACATTTGACGTAATAACATTATTACCAAACTCTAGATCTACGCCTACACTACCAACTGCCTTATCTAACTCTCTTTGAATATCATGATCCAATTTATTTACATTAATTGTTGAACCAAGACTTATTCTATTATCAATTGCAGTAATATTCTTAACGACTATACCTGTTTGCTTGGGTATTGATGAACCTTTTGCAAATAATGATACTTTATCACCTATTTTTAAATTTGAATTATCAGGTTTTGTTTTTAAGAAAAACTGATCTGATGATACAATATTTTCTGTATCAAGTTTAAACCTACTTGCAGTATTGTATAACCAAGAATTAAAGAATACAGTTTTACGAGTTTTCTCGGAATCAATAGTTGGATTAGGTATTTTTTCACCTAAATTTTTTACTGTAATCTTTTCACCCTCAAGAGTAACACTTGATCCTTTTGTTGGTATTAATTCAAAATCAGACAATACACCCGTAATTCTTAATTCTACTCTTTTCGTTAAATCACCTTCTTCGTATCCAAATATAAACTCATCACTTCTTATATCATCGGTAGATCTAATTGAATTTCCTATTCCTGTGCAATTTAAAAATTGGTTAATTGTTTTATCACCATAAGTGATAGTATTAATTCCATTAACACCATTTGTCACAAGAGTTCCGGTAGTCCCAAATCCCACAGTAGAATCAACTGTAAGTAAACTACTATTTACAGGAGCATCTTCAATAACTCTTGTTTTTCCCGGAATTGTAAATGTTCCCTGAATACCACTCCTATCATCATACCCAACAAATAGATTCAATTTATAATAAGTTGTGATACCTAAATTTCCAGATCTACTAAAAATTTCTACTTCAGAAACAGATCCTGATGTATTTAAATCTGTAGATTTTGTAATTGTTTGTCCAACAAGTTTATTAGGATCACCAGAAATTTGTTGAGCTACTACGACCTCTCTTCTAATATATTCTGAAGTTGAGGGTTTTATAAGAAAATTTTCTAAGTCAATAATTTTTGGTGTAATCCCATATAAAACATTAAATAAAATGCGGAAAGACTCCTCTGTTCCTTTTGATTTGTATAAAGATTTACTCTCTTTAATAAAATTACTAATATCTACGTTTGAATTTAAAGTAGTATCTTCAAGTCCCGGAGTGAGGTATGATTTGACTTTTTGATAAAATTCTTTTAAAAATAGTACACTTAAATTTTGAACACTCGAAGATGCTGTGTGAATGCCAGCCACACTTGACGAGAATACTAATTCTCCGGGATTATCTACATTATTATATGTGGTTATACCACTAAAACCTCTTACACAACCTGTGAATGTATTAGTTGTTAATCCAGTATATGTTATAATCTCATCATTTATTTTTAACAAACCATACTCGTTAGGAAATCCCTTTGTAGATGATACTGTAATTGTGTCACTGTTGGTGGATATTCCAGAAGACAGAGTGGTCACACCGACTATTACTTCTGGGGTTAGATTATCAAGTTTTAAATATTGATCTAAATTATCAGTTAAATCAATAACACCACCACGATGCTCTTGAGAAATGTAATATTGTTTTAAAAAATCTACAGTTAAAGGGCTCTCTGAGGTAATAAACTCAGGGAGTTGTCCTTCTATAATTTGTTGAACTTGTATACGTTTGTCTATTCCAGTTCCAATCATGTTCTTGTAAGTTCTCCGTTAGAGTAACTTGATGTTACTTTATAACCAACACCAGATATTTGTTCTCCTGATGTAATTGTGTCCTTAACCATATTTATTTGGCTACTTGGGATGTTAAAATCTAAATATAAATCTTGTAAACCTATAACATCATTTGATTCAGGAAATGCCTGAACTTCGATAATATTGTTAGGTTTATCTGTTGAAGTAATATTAACAGTTGAAAGATTTATCTCTCCATGCACATAATCAACTATTCCAGCAGATTTTACAACTATTATAGTTTCACCACTAGCATTTTTTCTGACAATTGATATGGTGCCAGTTAATTTATCAGCGTTAGGGACATCAGTAAAGAAAAGAGTCTCAGTTTGTCCTTGTATTTTGAATCCTGTGCTTTTGATGTTCAATCCTTCTGGTTTTACATTAAATTGATTACCAAAACATAGTTCATATTGTGCAAATTGATTTACAAGTGCATTTAAATTACGACGCATCCTTACTCTAGTAATATTTGAAGAGATTGCTTTATCAATATTATCAATCACGTTTAGAACTTTACTATATTTGAATCTACCACCAAATTTATTTACATCACCAGATTCAGAATAAGTTGTTATGGCATTTACTATTTTTGATCTTAAATCACTGACAGCTGCAATCTTTGTTGAGTCATAGTAAATGAATGACTCTATCTCAACGTAAAGTACCTGTAAATCTACAATTTTTTGATTTATTCCAGTCAAAGAGTAACCCTTTAACTTTGTTAAAATTTGATTTTTATCAAAATCAGAAACAAACTCACCGTTCTTTGGTTTGATAGTTATTAGAACTGTGCCAAACTGTGGAGGATCTACCTCTTCACCACCAACTACAGACACACTCTCAGTGTTTGGGTATATTGATTGTATAATCGCTTCATAATCTCTTGATGTTACAGCTCTATATTGAGACGAGTATAATCTTGGTGCAAAATATTTAATTGAATCAATTGATTCAATATCACCACCATTAGATGCAGCATTTATTGTATTTACATCTGGAATTACTGTAGGAGTGATGACTTGACCGTTGCTACCAGAAAAACTTCCAGCAAATACAAAATTTTCAGGGCCATTGCCTTCAGATCCAGAGGTAACAACATACTGTACTGTTATAACAGCACCATTATCCAATTTTCTACCAAACACACCATCACCAAATAAAAGTTCATATCTTTCGTCCTGAACCTCTTGAAGTAAGTAAGTATTTGATACAGAACTTATACCAACTATATTATCAATTAATTTATATTGTTGCCCCAGAACACCCGGAGAACCCACGTAAGCAACGATAGAAGATGTATCGATGTTTGAGTTATCGAGTATGAATCTTTGCTCTAGAGATCCATCTACAACGAATTGTGAGGTAAGAAAAGTTCCCTCCATAACATGTATTGGATCAGTTGCAGATCCAAAAGACGCAGTTCCAACACCAGCTGATACAGTTGTATTTGCTGTGATACTTTCTGAAATTGAAAACACTACATCTGAGTCATTCTGTCTTCCTACACACACTAGGCCTGGTTCTAAGGTCATTGTAGGACTTGTAGTGTTTGATGTTACATTAAAAGAAATCGCTGCCCTTGCTGCCGATTTTGAACGGGGAACATAACCAATATTTCTTGCTAGGGATACGACATTTTCTCTTAAAGTTGCAGAGTCAAGAAAAGATTCATTTACAACAAGATTTGAGTTAAATGCTGATATGTAAGTGTTATATGCTAGTGTGTCAATTAAGACAGAAAAGTTTGATCCTTCAAAATCAAAATCAGTAAAATTTGAATTTGCCCTTAAATATTCTTTAATTTGTGTCTTAATCTGATCAAAGTCAAGATTTGTGAATTTAGTAATTGGCATTATCTTGTTGCTTTTAATATGAATGAAAATTCTTGTAATGGAAAGGTTTGACCAACGATATCAAAAATTACATTGACTTCAAATTCATTTGTATCTGGTCGAGGATCCACGTTCACCTCTAAATTTGTAACTCTAGGTTCGTAGTTTTCTATTGTTGTAAATATTTGCTTTTCAATGATTGCAGCTGTACCAAAATCTATAAATCCGGGAGCATTATCAAATAAAAGGTTTTTTACCTCTGAACCAATTGTGGAATTAAAAAATCTTTCAGTTGGAATGGTTTGCACCAAATTCCTCACAGATCTCTTTATTGCATCTGCATTTTTAAGCACAACAATATCATTCGTCACAGGATGTCTCTTAAAAGACAGACTAATATCCTTAAATGATCTTGATATTCGTGTAATCGCCATTAAAACGATGGAGTTTTATCTATTTATACCTATCTTTCTAAGTCTTTCATAATATAGTCATCAGTATCGAAGTAATTTAGTATCCACCATGCTACTGAACGTGGATTTTTCGCTCCACAAGTGAAAATATCAAAGGCAACACACCCTTTTTCGGGCCAAGTATGACAAGAAAGGTGACTTTCACCTAAAGTTATGGTACAAGTCACTCCATAAGGGTCAAATTGATGCACATAAGTGTTTAAAACTTGCAAACCTTCAGTTTTACAAGCACTTTCGCATACTTGTTCAATCTTTTTTGCATTATTTAACTTGTCAAAAGGAACATTATACACTTCAGTAAGTAAATGATTGCCCATATGAGCGTTTTTAACGTTTTTCATCCGTATGTGTGTATGTTATAGTGTTTTCTACGTGGAGGATACTTGAATTTCTTCACTTTTATGGTAACTGCCTTATAGATTTTCAATAATTGGTCTGATTTCATCCTAATTCTGGGTCTTCTTTACGTTCTTTTGCTGTTTTCCAGAAATAATTCTCTTCTGAACCCAATCCATCACGATCATGACCGTTTTCCACCTGATAATACACGGTTGAAACCTTAAAATCAGGAATCTTAGGTGTCTCAGG